GTTATTATATATAAAATATTAGAATTATGGACTGCTCAACAGAACAGTCAGATAGAACAGACAAGGAAAGGAACGTTTAGGAATGGACACGAACACGAACACGAGGAAGAAAAATGAATGACTACGAAGGAGAAATAGTTCTGCAAGATATAGAGAAGATGAAGGCACAGATAAGCGGGCTTGAAGTTAAGATAGCAGCTTTAGGAGTCTTAGCATCATATATCCCCGAGAAAGGATGTTGCAGTAAAAAAGAAGAGGAAGAATAAGCATGGCTTATAAAAGAGGGAAGCTTAAAAAGAATGGTGTTCCCCGTAAAAAGCCCTCAAAGCGTAAAACTAAGAAGGGTGAATATAGGGACGGTAAAGGTAAGCTTCGAAAAAAGAGGAAATAAAGATGGCAAACAACACAACAAATGAAAACAACGAGACAGGCGGTAATGTAACCGAACTTCTCGAGAGTGTGGAAGAATCAGGACTCTTAGATAGTCTGATGGATGACCCAGTGCTTCTAGCACTAGCTGCTTTGGTATTAGGTCTTGGTGCTTATATAGCATATACCGTACCAGCAGTTAAAGCGTTAGTCTTTAAATACTTAAAGAATAATGAAGCAGAACTAATGTCTCTATTGGATAAGCATCTAACCGAGACCCAGATGAAAGCATACGAAAAGCTGGATGAAGCAGCTCAAAAGCACGTAAAGGACTCTTTGGTTCGAAATGTATTGCTAACCGCATGGGATGAGCATGACGACAAATTAACCGCATTGGTTAAGAGTGAAGTCAAGTCAGCCCTTGCCGAAGGCAAAGCACTTTGAACGTAGAGAAATACGAGCAGCGGTTACGTCAGAGAGTCGGAGAAGCAGAATATGGTCGTCATAAAGAGCTTGTCCGTCTTCTGGCGCGCAATCTTGCTCTTGAAGATATTTTGTGGGAGGAAATTCTTATATGTATTCGGGATGTTAACGCGCGAACAAAGCTCTTGCAGCAAAGAAATCAAATCGTTCGTGACATACATACTGAATTCCGAGCGCTGAACATTGAAGTGCCCACACAGGTAGAGAAAAACACAGAAAGCTTCGGAGCTTTCTTGGAGGATTTAACATATGATGAAGGACCAAGCACACCTAAAGACCCTATTGACAGGTAAGGGTGGTTTAGATTCAAGGAAATTAGAGAATATATTCAAGAAGTGTAGACAAGATAAAGAGAAAATGCGTAAATTGGTACGTGCCTTCTGTTCTGCATATCTCATCGACGGTAAACAACGCCCACTTAGATTGAGGCCACTCCAAGAAGATATAATATTAGAATCACTCTTATTAAGAGATGACGATAGGCAAACCAAATTAGCCATCTTAGCTCCACGAGGTAGTGGAAAATCTTTCGCTCTCTCGGTAGCTGTAACTGTCTACATGTTTTTTAATCGTTTTAGGGATTTAGTTTTTATTCTAGCTCCCACTGAAGACCAAGCAGCACTTATATTTAATTATGTGTATAGACACTTTGCTGACAATACATTCTTAGATGGCTTAGTGAAGAATTATAAATTTCATAATAAGCCCAATATAACACTTAAAGGGGGCACAGTAATGAGAAGGGCNCCGTTGGCGCCAAGTAACCAAGGACAAGCAATCCGCGGACAACACCCTACGTTCTTAGTAGTTGATGAGTCTCCTCTCATCGACGATAAACTATTTATAGACAACGTAGAACCAGCGATAGTTTCAAATAGGGCCCCGTTCATAAATTTAGGTACACCAAAGTCCAAGGACAATCACATGTACCGTTATTTATATGATGACGCGTATGTGAGTACCTTCGAAAGAATGGTGTTTACATGGAGAGATGCAGTGAAAAAAGGAGATGCTTATTCAGCTCCTTATAATGAAGAGGACATGTTAGAAAAGATGACGGAATGGGGGGAAGATTCCATCTACTGGAGGACGGAATACGAATGTGAGTTTGTAGAGTCGGTATCGAACGTATTTAATCCAGAAAAAATAAAGGGGTGTTATGATAATTATGAACTTAGTCGATTGGATGGGGATGGACTCACGGGAGGAAGCAACATTACTGTTGGTGTTGACATTGGCAAATCTGTTAATTCTACTGTCATTAGTGCATGGACCCTTGAAAAATCTGATGACGGTAATTTGGCAAGGCTTATATACATTGAAGAAATCAATGCCAGAACTGGTGGACACGATATTCCATACCAACGTAAACGTATTATGGATGTTACCACTCAGCTTGGGGCTAATCGGCTCATTGTGGATTGTACTGGTATTGGTGGGGCGGTGGAACATGATTTACGGTTGGCGTGTTTAAATGTTGGTGTTCATTTCGTTGCTTTCGTTTTTACGGGAGGTCCTAAAGGTACTAAAACTCAAATGTACAGGGACTTTGTATCGTATATACAACAAGGAAAGGTAAGAGTACCCAACCCCGAAGGGTTAAAAATAGACGAAGCTAGGTTGATTCAAAAATGGACACGTGAACATATAGACTTGGAGTATACCATGGATGTAGCTAATAAGACAGAGAAGATTGCAGCGCCCACTGGTAAACATGATGATTATTGTGATAGTTCAGCGATGGCTATTCACGCGACGTTGAGTATGCTCCCTATGTCTGGTAATTTTGCTAAAAGCATAGTGTCTTCTCCCATTAATAAAAACCACAATATAAACCAGAAAACTCATTCTGGCGGCCCATTATTGTTGACCACACGTAGAAAAGTGGCATTAAATAAGCAGCCACTGCGTGGAATCTAACAAAAACTTTATATACTCATTGTGATTAGTTATTTAAAGCCATGTCGTTTATAGATAATGTTAGACGCAGGTTTGCCTCCGTTGGAAGCAATCCTCCGTATAAGGAAGACGACCCCCGAAGTTTTGGAGAGGGAGTTATTAAGCGCTTGAAAATTAATCGCGGATTTGGTTATGGAAAGCAGGAAAAGGACTATGAACCCCATATAGGTAAAAATAGAGCCTATATGAACATATACTTATCTGACCCCATAATTAGAACCCTTATTGATTTACCATGTCTCTATGCTGTTAAAGACAATTTTGATATTGTCACAGAAGATGACAAACTGCGTGAAGAACTTGAAGAGATGTTTAGAGACATCAATATAGAAAATATTCTTTACGGGTGGTTGAGAAATGCACGTATTTTTGGTACAGCCTATTTAGAATGGACAGGAGATAATCTTGTTTTACGTTCTAGCCAAAACATGTTTGTTAAGAGGAATGAGCACGGACAAATAGAATACTACTATCAAAAAATAGGAGATGATAAAGAGAATGTGAGGTTTGAGGAAGAGGAGATTATTGAATTGAAGAATAATCAATTTGATGATTTTGCTTATGGATTATCTGATATACACCCCATTATTTATCTCGTGGATTTAAAAGATTATGCTGAAAGAGATATAGGAGCAGCTCTTAATAAATACGCATCCAGTCGATTTGATGTAAGTGCTGGTCTCCCTGATATGCCGTATGGACCTGATAAGATAAACGAAATAGTTGAGGCGTTTAATACATTAGCTCCCGGCGAAGACATTATACATGGAAACGACATTATAATAAAAGAATTACAAGGAACACAGAGAGCCTTTGAATATGGAAAATACACAGATGATATACTTGATAAGATTCATATGGCTTTAAAGGTTCCAAAGACTATGTGGACGGAGCCTGAAAGAGCACGTCCTATTTTTGAACCATATGTTCGTTATTTACAGACTATGGTTGAAGGAGCAATTAATGCTCAGCTTATGCCACAATTAGAAAGTGGTGAAGCTAAATTTAAGTTTAGGCAAATTAATGTTGAAGATGCATTCACTAAAGCCAAGACAGATATGATTTATTTGTCTGAAGGTGTATTATCACCCGGTGAAGTAAGAGAAGAGCGTGGTCTTGACCCTGAAGGAGTTGTNGAACTAGATATGGAAACTTCTGAGGATGTTAAGGCATCTCCTCTAGAAAAAGGAAAGAGTGATAAGAATGCAAACATTTCTGGTGGAAAGAATAAAGATAAGAAAGAAGAATCCGCTAGAGCACAAAATAGGGGCAACAAGCCCTCCGCAAACGCAACAGGTGATAGAAAATGACATTTGAAAAATGTATGATGTCTGTAAAGACAACACTGAAGAAAAGAGGTTTTGATAACCCCGAAGAAATTGCAGCTGGCATGTGTAGCATGTGGGCTCAAGAGAATGGCGTTGAGCGGGAATTTGCGGAAACAACTAAAGAACCTACTCGCAGGTCATTCGCACTTTCAGTAGGTGAANGTGATGATATGATATATAATAGTGAAGAGGGAGTTGATTCTGTATCATTCCCTGTCATCGCTATTACATCCGGTCCTCATGAGTATGAGGAAGAAGGAGAACAACACAAAGTTTATATAGAGGGGGGGATGTTAAAAGATAATATAGAAAGTTTTAACGAGCTTCCTATTTATGTAGACCATCAAAGAACAACTGAGGATTTAATCGGCATGGCAACGAGCCCTGAGTTGATTAAGATGGATAATGGAAAGACCGCAGTGAAGATGTTGGCAACAATATCTAATAAATATGGCCGTGGTCAAGAGGTAATGAAAAAAGTCAAGGACGGAGACATGACTCATGTTAGTATTGATTGGTTTTCCAATGATATTGATGTGATGGGCGATACATTCGCCACTAAGATTCGTCCTACAGAGGTAAGTTTCATTGACAATGAAAAAATGGACCCAGTCTGTAAGGAATGTACTATCGAAAAGGAATGTAAATTACATGCACCGGAAGACGACCACGACGGTGGTTGTGGTGGCCACGATGGAGCATGTAAATGTGAAGACGCAAAAACAGAGGTAAAAACTATGTCAGAAGATAAAGTAGAAACTAATGTAAAGTCCGACGCAGAAAACATTGTCGAACGCGAGTTCGCTTCATTGCGAGTACAGCTTGAAGAAATGTCTGCATCCAAAAAGGAAATCGAATCCCAGTATGAAGCTGCTATGAAAGAAATAGCAGATTTCAAGAAAGCTGAGGAAGAGAGAGCCGAGAAGGAAGCAGAAGTTCGAAAAGCTACCGCAGTAGATGCGATTATATCCCGCGAAGTCTTGTTCGGTACTATCGAAGAAGATAAGAAGGATGCGCGTGTAGAGGAACTCTCTGCATGGGACGAGTCCAGATTGACTGGATTTAGTGACGCTCTAGCAGCAATGCCAGAGCCCACGAATGATGTCGAAAGGTCTTTCGGAAAAGGTAAGTCAGCTGACGAAGGTGAATTACCAGAAACCGAGAGGAAATTCGGTATGGAAATGGTCGATGGAAAAATAAAATTGAACAAAGACTATTATAGAGGTGAATAAGTATGGCAACAGAAATTTTACTAAACGATGGAGGAGCACCAGCACGTATCTTACCGTTCACAGCGAACGGCGCTATATCAGGCGGAGAAGTGGTGGAGATTGAGCTCTCTGGAACTGCGGGCGATGTCCAACAAGCAGCAGCTGCTTCAGTAGTTACTTGTGGAGTAGCTCTCACAGATGCAGCCGACAACGGCCCAGCCAACATTATATCTGGACATGGAGTAATTTTAAATATTTACTGCACAGGTGCGGTGGCTGTTGGTGATTTGGGTGTCGTAGATGCCGCTGGAGTACTGACATGTACAGGCACAGCAGCAACGGTAGCAGCAGCAGGTACAGATGTAGCAATAGCTTTAGAGACACAAGCTTCAGGGCTTGGTCTGGTAAAGTGCATGTGGTTGAGGTGATTAAATGGTCGACGCAACTCCCGGTTTACTAACTAGCTTGAACACTGGTGCATACGCCAATACTGGCGGCACAGGTGAGCGAGTACTTATTGACTACAAAGATGCAATTATGGATTACAAGGTCACAGACCTTCCAGTTATGCAATTCTTTGCAGACCCAATGAGTACAGATACAGGCGGTAATATTGATATTACTTTCGCAAAACCATCGATGGCGATGGAACAGATAGATGAAGGAAGCACTCCTCAATACCAACACACTAAGCTACGCTCCGAGCGAGTCGCAGTTAAAGAGTGGGGTCTTGCAGTAGGTGTTACACGCAGAATGATAGAAGATTCAAGATTCAACGAAGTTGAGATGGCCTTGAACGAAGCTCGCAGAGCTGTAGACCGACATATGACACAACATATTGTTAATGTTATTTTTGGTCTTGGTTCAGCGACTTTCGGAACAGGTATTAGCAACTCTGATATTGATGCATCTTCAGCAGAATCTGCTATTGTTAACTTCACGAACTGTCCTAACGGAGGTTTCCTTGGAACAGGAGCAACCTTCGCTGGAAGATTGGACCAATACGCAAATCAATCGGTATTGATTTTGTCTGGAGCAAGTAGTTATACTGCTGACGCATCAGGCTTAGCTGGTTCAGCAGTATCCCTATCGGATATCTCTGCTGGAATCACGCGTATGTCCTTACACGGATTTAATGCAACACACTTGTTCATTTCACCATCTCACTATGAAAACATATTGAAGATGGCTGATTTCACTACTGTGTTTTCAACTGGCTTGGTAGCAACTGGAAACTTAGTAAGTGGAGCTAACGTGATGCCAACAGATTCTGCAAGCAACCCTTTCAGTAGTGTTCTTCAAACTGGTGGTATTGTTGGTCAATTATATGGACTAACTGTTGTTGTGAATCCTTGGGTTCCAACCACGCGATATGGAATATTCGATTTGTCAGTTAAGCCTATGGCTTACGTCGAGAGACGCCCACTGACGGTTGAAGAAGCCAACCCCGGATTCGGAATTATCGGTTCATACATGTCGATGAGATATGGACTGAAAATCGTTAGGCCCGAAGCTGGACAAATTATAATTTCTGCTTAGATTGAATAAGTCTTAATTATAGAAAGGGTACGGGGAGAACCCTAATCTCCCCACACATTTCTATTAGTTCGGAGAAGGATGGCTCGTTACAATAAACTATTAAACACCTTGGCAATGAATGCTGCTAGCCGTAAAATCGAGACGGATATAACTAATAGTGCTAATTATTATGTAACAGGAGGAACCCTAACAGATGGAACGGTGGCCTTTAGTGGCACTACAGGTTTTGATAATTTTTCAGTTACTGGATTCTCAGCTGGTGACGTATCCCCACTAACAACTAAAGGTGATATATATACATATAGTGACAGCGGGACAAGATTACCCGTTGGGACAGACGGCTATGCTTTAGTGGCCGATGAAGGTGCAGACACAGGTCTCAGTTGGGCTGCGTTTGCTGGTGCCAATTATTATTTAACTGCATTAACTTGGGGTACCGATAGTAAACTTACAGGTACAAGGCAAGACACCACTGCTATTACTGGTGGAGTTATGACTACCTTTACTCCAGAAACTACATTTACAACTGGTATTTTAGTAGGAGGTAATCCTACAGCCGCAGGGTATATTAAACTCCATGAAGATACTACCGACGGTACCAATTATACAAAAATACAAGCAGCTTCTACAGTTGCGGATTTAACATTTACTTTACCTGCTGCATACCCTGCTTCAAGTGGTTACGCTTTAGTTTCTACTGATGCTGGTGTTATGTCATGGGCATCTAATTCCGACGCTAATTATTATCTTACAGGAGCAACATTTACTGCTGGAACGTTGGCCTTTCAGGTGGAAGGTGTAGTAACCGATGTAGATGTTACAGGTCTCGGAACAAC